AAAATGCTTGGAGTTCTGGCGTCTATTTTGGGCAATGGTGAGGTCATCAAAAAGGGCATGGACCTGATTGATGATGTTCACAGTTCTGATGAAGAAATGGAGCGCGTAAAAGCGCAAGCCAAGATTGACACGATGAAAGCCTACGCACCGTTCAAGGTAGCGCAGCGTTATCTGGCTTTGATGTTTACCGGCACGTTTCTAATATCGTTTTTTATAGTGCTTGTGATGACCTTAATGGGTCAGGCCAACATTCCAGAAATCAAGCAAGTCATTGATGACTTCTACCTGGGCGAGTCCATGTTGTGCATCCTGGCATTTTATTTTGGCGGCGGGATGCTTGAGGGCGTGGTCGGTAAAGTGAAGGAAAAGAAATGAGGCTTTCACAAAATTTCACGCTTGATGAACTGTGCAAAAGCCAAACGGCTGAACGCAAGGGCATCCCTAATCTGCCGAATGCTGATGAAATAGAGGCTCTTGAACTGCTGTGTGAGAACATATTGCAGCCCATCAGAGATAAGTTCGGACCCTTCATGGTATCGTCAGGATTCCGTTCCCCGGAGTTGTGTGTCGCCATAGGCTCAAAAATCACCTCACAGCATTGCTGTGCAAATGGCAAATGTGCAGCGGCAGATTTTGAGGTGGCCGGGGTGGACAACTACGACCTAGCACGCTGGATCGAGGGCAATCTGCCATTCGATCAACTGATATTAGAGTTTTATACCGGCGGCAATAGCGGCTGGGTCCACTGTTCTTACGCAGAGGATGGCAGGCGCGAAACACTGACATACAGCAAGGCCAAGGGCTACAGACCGGGGCTGCTGAAAGATGGCTAGCCGTAAACCAGCGAAAGGCAAGGCCAAGGTCAAGATTACGGCGACAGGCAAAAAAGTCAGCTACGGACAAGCTGGTAAGGCCAAGGGTGGTGGGCCGCGTGTACGCGCTGGCACCAGCAAGGGCGATAGCTATTGCGCCCGGTCATTCGGTCAGATGAAGAAGAACCCGAAAGCAGCCAAGAATCCTAATAGCCCTTTGCGGCTATCTCGCAAGCGCTGGCGCTGCGCCGGTAAGAAGTCGCGGAGAACTTAGATGAAAAAGCCAAAGAAGTTGACGGCGCGGCAGCAGGCCGCGCTGAAGCGTCATAGCGTCCATCATACGTCCAAGCATATGGCAGAAATGCGTAGGCTTATGAGCCGTGATGGCAAGTCATTTACAGAAGCGCATCGAGGGGCGATGCGTAAAGTCGGAAAGTGAGGTAGTCATGCCCGGAATGATGAAGAAGCCAAAGGTTGTGCCAAAGCGTACGCCCACCAGGGGGTCTGCAAAAAAGAAGAAGCCAGCAATGCGCCGTGGTAGAAGGGGTATGTCTTACTGATGGCACCGCGAAAAAAACCGTCTAGCCCCAAGCCGACAAACCCAAAGCTCTATGCGCGGGTAAAAGCAGAGGCGAAACGCAAGTTTGACGTTTATCCGTCTGCATATGCCAACGCCTGGTTGGTGCGAACTTACAAATCACGCGGCGGCAAGTACAGCGGGAAAAAACCCACATGAGCCTGACCAAGTGGTTCAAAGAGGACTGGGTTGATATCAGCGCACCAAAGAAGGGTGGCGGCTACAAAAAGTGCGGCCGCACCTCATCAGAGCGTGGGCGAGGCTATCCCAAGTGCGTGCCAGCGGCAAAGGCGGGGCGCATGAGCAAGTCGCAGATCAAGTCTGCTGTGTCTCGCAAGCGGTCAAAAAAACAGGGCGTGGGTGGCAAGCCGACCAATGTGGCGACCTTTGCAAAGAAGCGGCAAGCAAGGGCCTGAATCCAGTCCAGTTCAGTCCAGGTTTGTGGCTACCACGGCGTGCCATCGACAACCAAAATACCCCATAGACGCTAAGTTTTTACCTCCAGAAACCGCCAAATATCGCCCTTTCACGGCGGCAACAGGGGTTCGAATCCCCTACGGGATGCCAGTCTACAACTTAAGCACAGCATCAAAAACAAGCCCTCAGCCTCAACTGGCTGGGGGCTGTTTTTTTGTTTCAGTCCAGTTTCAGTCCAGTTTTTGTTTGTCAGGGATGACATTTTATGTCAATATACATTGAATCTCAAAGCAATCGGGAGCTTGTAATGAAAGATTTATCTGTAAAATACCGCGCTGATAATAAGTGTTATTGCATCAACGCCTCGCGCGTTGGGCTTAGTGATAAATATGGTAGATTTGCCACCAAGCCTGAAGCCATTGCGGAAGCTGAACGACTGAAGGCACAGTTTATTCTTGGCCACGATGTTGAGGCAAAAGAAAAGCCAAAGCTGTTTTCTGTAAAAGAAGCTATTGAGCAATACGAAAGTAAACAGGCTTTGTTGCAAACCAAGTCGTATCACGATGCACAAAAATTCAATTTAGGACTGCTTGCCGCTGTACAGTTCGATGGCCTTGCTGTTGGCAAGCATCAGATGGAACGGCTGGGCCGCAAGTCAGAGCGTGAGGATTTTAGAACGTGCATACAGTTAGCGATAGAGAATGAAGGCAAAAGCATAGAGACAATGCAAACCCGCCGTAAGCACTGGTCAAAGTTTTTTACCTATGCCACCGGCAAAGGGTGGGTGGATGCCAACCCCATTGCTGACATTAAGCTGCCAAAGCCCAGCAAAAGGGATGAACGCGCTCCAAAGGTGCAACCGGGGTTTATTGCCTGGCTACAGACGGACGCGCTTGATGCCTATGGCAAGGCTTATAAGGACGCGGCTGAAAGCAAGTTCAAGCATGGGCAGCGCAACCATTTGACAATCAGTCCTCAAAAGTTGGAAGTGATGATACTGTTGTCGATCACCACTGGCCTTCGTCAAGGCGAGTTGCGTGCGCTGCGCCGCTGTGATTATTCAGCAAACAGACAAATTATTTACATTAGAGGCGGCATTGACCACGGCACCCAAAATATTGGCGATGCAAAAACTCAAGAGGGGCAAGACCGTGAAATCGAGGTGCCGTCATTAGTCTGCAAAATGCTCAATGACTTGCTGGCAAAAAGCAGATTCCAAGCGCATGATGACTTGGTGTTTCCGTCAACCACCGGCACCCCATTACGCAAAAATGACTTTAGCCAGGCCGTAAAGCCAATGCGTGCGGTTTGTCCCTTCAAGGATGAGGAAACCGGCAAATCTCTGCATTTTCTGTGGGCCGATATGCGCCACGCTTTTGCCAGTAATATGATCAATCAGCTAGGCCCAAACTGGATCGAGGTATCGGAATCAATGGGCCATACAAATCCAGAGTTCACCAAACGCCGTTATGGGCATTACATTGAGGATGAGGAAAAAAGCCAGCGCAAACGTGAAGCGGCTGGCGCGGTATTGGTTAAAAGAAAAGGGCGCTAATGCGCCCCTTTCACCCTCCTCCAGATTTGCTGTAGCCAACTAGGTTCTGGCGGTTTGGCTACTTGCTTAACAGCCGCCTTCTGTTTATCTGCCCACATTTTACGCATGGCGATGCTGTGCGCCTCGCGCCGTTCAGGCGTCCAGCTTGTCTGTCTCTTGTCCAATATCACCTCCCATTTTGGCAATTTCGCTACGCGGAATATAAAAGCGTGATCCGTCTTGGATTGCTTTAAGTCGCCCATTGACAATCCACCGCCTGACACGCTTGCGGCTGGCCTCGCTGTAGCCCTCGCCAAATAGGGCGTCACACGCCTCTTTGACCGTGAACAAAGCCTGCCTAGCCATTTTTAGCTGCCTCATAGCCTGCCGGTGGCGGCGGGGCGTCAGGCACGCTTGTGTGCGGTGGTGGGGCAGGGGCATAGCCTGGTGGCGGCGGTGGTGGTGCCGCTGGTGCTTGCGGTGCTGCTGGCGGGCCAGTATCCAGCCACAATCTGCTTTTGCAAACTGTCATAAACTCATTGCCAACCTTAACTTGCAGTTGCACGCCGGGCTCACGCTTCCAGCCATTCTCTTTGTCAGCCGCTGCCGCTGTGTAATAGGCATCAAGCCTTGCACGCAAGTCGGGATCATCAATGTTGAACCAAAAACCAATATGAAGTTCATCAGTGATTTCTACGCCGCGTTGCAGCCGTGGCTTGCCGCCTTTATAATCAGGTCTTGCCATTTGATATGTCCTTTTCCTGTTTTTTCCAAAATGCGTAAAATCGCTCCCAATCCTTTGGATTTGCCTTGCTCATTTCCGTGAGCATGGGGTTTATTTCGCCTATCCAGGCGTTCAGCCCGACCAGTGATGTAAATTTCTGTATTTTGATTTCCAAATCATCAAGGTCATACGGCGTGGCAGTTAACGCGCCGTTGATTTCACCATCGTCATCATCGTCAAACTCAACCTCTTGGATGCCAGCCGCCATACCCAGCGCCGCCATCAAAGCATAACGCCTGGCATAGCTGATCGCTGACCCCAGCTTCTGGTTGTTGGTCATATCATCGACAGCAATGGGATAGCGGCCCACCTTTTCCTCGCCAGAGGTGTGCATGATGTAGGTTTTCAGATGCGTGCCGACACCATCCTCATAATCAACCAACTGGCTGAAGGACAGGCCGTGCTGTGCGGCCTGCTTTACCTTGGTCATCACAGAGCCAACGCTGGCATACTGCGATCTATTGCCCTGCTTATCCAACTCCAAGCCTGTCTGTGCAGCTTGAAACTCTGCCAATGCTTTCGCCAACTCACTCATAATCGCCCTGTATTTTTCTGGTTTCAAAGACTTGGTGTTGCGGGTTGTTCTTCATCCAAAGCCGCGCATAGTAGACTTTGTGGTGATTGCAAATTCTCACCTTTTTGCCATCAGCGGTTTTGTCTTGCAGATTCACGCTGGTTTCCCAGCGGATGCGCTCTAGTATCAGGCCCGACCCCACGCGCTTGACACCACGCGCTAGTGCCTCGCGGGTGAACTGATCCCATAGTTTATAGACAATCGGATTAGCCTGGTGAAACTGCATGAACTTGGCCTCATGCACGTTGCGCGGGGCGTCTAGCGCTTCAAACATTGTTGCCTGTTCCATGATCACATTCCCGGCGTCATGGCAAAGGCAAAGGTCAGCATCCACCAGAGCGACAGGACAACGGCGTATCCCATTGCAAGGTAGCCACAGAGCCGAAGCACGGCCCAGGTCATGCGAAAGCGCCGTTTCGTGGCGTAGCTGGCCTGATCTATATGCAGTTGCAAATATTTGTTCATTTGAACCCCCATAGTTTTTTGGCTTCATCGAGGACGGCAGGGCGCATATCCCACGCCCACATATGTCCGAAATCTGGCTCAATCAGGCGCAGCATTTCGTCCACAGAATTTGTGCTTTTGAGTAGGTTTTCGCGGATCGCGCACTTGGCCACGATATGGTTCACCGCTGCTTGCAGCGCTTCCTGAGATAACTGTTCACAGTTTTGCTCATTGAACACGCGGTAGTCTTTGGCGTTGGCATATACGATGGTCTGCATCAGGCCAGTCCCGAACCAATAACCCGCCACCTGACAGATATGCGGCCATGTGGGCTTGTTAGGCAGGCTGGCAGAGCGCTTGCCAGACTTTGTGTCGGCAGCGGTTGACCATTTGGTTTTAAGTTCTACGCGGCGCGAAAAATCTGGAAAGCCAGAGTAAGGCAGTTCAAGCCCTGGCAGATTGGCAAAGATTTCACTCTCGCCCTCGATACGATTGAGGCCATAAGCCTCATGCGCTTCCCAAACGCCTGTGGCGGCGTTGGTCAAAACATCAGCAAACTCGCCACGATTGACGGCCAGCTTGCGCTCATCTTTCCCATCATCCCATGTGCGCGGCTGATACTCATCAAGGCGGCTCATGCCTTGCCTGATGGCTGCGTCTAGCGTGTGGTCATCTATTAAAACGAGATTAGCGCAGTCCTGAACAACGCGGCCTGCCAGCATATTGGCATTGTCATCTCGGTACAGATCAATGGTGGCCCCGGCAGCTTGCTTGTCGCCTACCGTGTCACCCTTGATGACCATCCAGGCGCTGTTGACTTTCGGCCTGATAATGCACTTCTCAAACAGCGTGCGGCACACTGGGCGTGACGCTGGATTGCTGTGATGATGATAGTGCTTACTCGCGGCCCAACTGGTGCTTGGTGGTAAGGACATAAAAAAACCCCGATAGAAATCAATCTATCAAGGTTTTAATGACCATATCATTTAGTGTCAAGCTACATATTATAAAATATTATACTAACTTAACACCTCCCCCTTGTGCCTTGGTGCCAACAACCTCAAGCAGCTTTGGTGTTGGGCGTTCTACAATCTTTACACCACGCAAATCAGGGCGGGTAATCAACGCTAATGATGGCGCAGCCCACTCAAGCTGCAAATTTGTAAATGAGCCAAAATTTAATGACTCTATTGTGAAATTGCTTTTGCCAGCTTGATACAAAATGCCATAAAGCAACTCGCCGTCCTTTGTCATGGCATAGCTGAAATATCCAAAACAATCCCTTGAGATGGTCTTTGTGCGCAATGGCTCTGCATCAACAATTTCAATGGCGCTGGCTAAATAGGTGTTGTTTTCTGGCAACTCAACGGTGTGGTCCCAGTAGACCGCCATCACCTCATCTTTGTAATAATCATGCAGATAAACAGACTTGTTCTGGAACCGTTTTGTACGCTCACCCTGCCATTCGTGGGCAATGGTCAGGCGTGGCTTTTTACCGTTGTCGCTGGTTGGTATTCTGGAATCAGGACCGTGGTCCAGAAAATATTGATCAGTTGCCTCTGTCCACGGCATCACCGCTGCCAGCAACGGCACTGGTGGATTCTGATACATAATATCCCAAGGATTACAGCCAAGAATTTCAGCATAATCTTGCGCGTCATACTCATTAAGCGGCGTTTTGCCGTTGCATTGACGGCTGATAGATTCAGGCGTGATGCCTTTTTGCGCGGCTACATCACGCAAAGTCCTATCGGATGCCTTGATCATGTTTTTCAGATTGTTCATAAGTGTCATGTTATCACCGTGTCACAAAGTGTCATAGCCATGTTCTGGTGATAAGCCTACTTGACCTAATGTGTCAAGTGGCATATTACGACTATTATGACATTGAATGATTTTAGACTGGCCCAAGGGTGGTCATTTGGCGAGTTGGCCAGGCAGACAGGCGCTGCCCACGCCACCGTTGCACGGCGCTGGTGCCTGCCATCAGATGATCGAGAACGCAAAATTCCAGCGGCCAGGTTCATGCAGACAATCGTCACCATCAGTGACGGTGCTGTGATGCCGAACGATTTCTATTGTGATGACAGAGGATGAACTACAGGCATATGTAGTGCATTGGCTGCAAGTAGCGTTGCCGCTAGGGT